GTAGAATAAGGTACAAACTTGTAATCACTTACAGGGTATCTATCTACATCAAACTGTATTTTGCGATACATAGCTTTGTTAATTAAAGGTATAAGGAATGTGTTTTGAAAGTTCATTAAGGTACGTTTCTGTCTTTTAATAGACGCTGATTGTTGCATTGACATACCACTAGCTGTATCTTGTGTCTGACCCATATCAGCACTACCCGTACCCATCTGTATCATGTTCTGTAAACTAGCTACTTGTTGGAATGTGCTAGGGTCAGTCTGCCCCATGTCCAATGGCATAATAGCTTCTCTAGGATTACCATTAGTAAGTACAGTTTTACCCGTTCTTATTTCAAATTTAGTTCCACGAGGTAGTCTTGTAGCATCTGCGGCCATCATAGGCGTAGTTGTCATAGCTAATGAGTCTATTCTTGCCCTCATTTCTGCATCTAATGCTTTTTGTGGGTTATAGCCCTTTTCAGCAACCCCTCTTCCCCAGAATTTGTTTGGTACAATGTCGTGTTGATAAGAAACAAAAGGTCTATCTACCATCATAAACGCATTTTCTTCTACACGCAAGATGTATTCATCATTTACTATAGTAACAACAGCTTCTACTAATTCATCTTTTTTTGAATACTCAAAGTCATCTTTGTCAACATTCTTTTTCATGAAACGTTTTGGTATTAAGCCCCAATACTCTGTAATTTTTACATTATCAGACTCATCTGCTTGTTTACTATCTGGGCTATACCCCATATTAACTGTATCGTAATCACTATCAAGAGGTACATCACGATAAATACCCGATTGCATACCTTGTACAACATGATATCTAGGTTTAATAACCTCATGGGCAACACCTAATGCTTCATTAATGCTATTTGCAGCAGGGTCAATAAGAAATTCATTTGGAGATATAGGCTCAACCTTAACATCAATAGAAGCAAATTCAACTATACTTCTCATTCCAGTCATTGAACCTTCAACTGGCTCTTCTGAAGGTGCTCTTTCAACTGTTTGGTTTACAACTATCTTAGCAATACCTGTACCATAGATAGCACCATTAAGAAAGACCTCTGCTATTGCATCTTTGCAACCAGTCTTTTCCAAATCTTCTTGTAATAAATTGCGAATGTACTCAGCTTCACTATTATCTTGGTCAAGCATGTCATCTTGGATGTCAAACCACTTGCCTCTTCCGAATGTTGCTTCTTCCAATTCTGCAACCGAAGATTCAATTGCCTGTTGTAAGGCAGGTGCTATAATTCTTGAGCGTTCTGCTCCTCTTGTCTTATCTTGTTCGTTCCATATGCCACGCCACAAACGGTAATATTCATCCCATTTAGAAGTATAGTTTTGTTCTCTGTGATTTCTCCAGCCATCTAGTCTATAGTTAAGCCAACTAGCTAATGCTTGGTATTGTAATTCTTTCTTATCGTGCATATAAGATTTTCCTCAGAAATTGTTGGCGATTATAACACAAAAACTACTTTTAATGTATGCTATCGCTTAAACTTTCTATTTCAATTGCCCCATCCATAATCATTTTACATATAGATAAATCTACATTTTCATCATTAGGTAATAACTTAGGGTCTAAGTCATTTGCTAAATTAGCAATAATTGACAAAGCAGCTACATACCTTAATCTAATATTTGATGTATCTTGGGAAAACTCCCACACACTATCATATTCTTCTTGTTCTAAATCTTCAATATCCTGCCACATCATCTATTGGACTCCAATCATCTTCTAACTCTATAGTATGTGCAAAGTCGGCAACACTTACTTGGTCTATATACGCTAACGAGTCGAGCAAATCGTCATGTGCTAATCTGTTTGGAAAGTCTAACATCTGGTTTTTAAAATGCTTCCAGTCTTTATCTGGATTAAATGTTATCTGACCATGTTCCATTCTACCTTGTAGTGACCAAGTAATTCTATCTAATTTCTTTTTACCACCATGTCGGCACTCTATAATAGATATAAATTGATTTTCTGTCCTCATTTCATCTTCAAGGTAAGGTAATATAGCATTACGCAATGCCCCAGTTTCAATACCTACTGAAGTAGACTCTACCTTCATCGCAGATGAAAGAATTTTTTTGGCTGTTTCTTTAATATTCCAACGACCATGTAGTATGTCTTTAACCCACCACTTATCTCGGTCAATCTTAACAATAGCAATAGCAGTTTCATCTAGCCTAGAGCGTTTTAAGTTCCTTTCTTTCTCACTATCTTCGTACCCAGCAGGGTCTACAGCTATTACATAGCTTCCTTCTAGTGGTTCTTCATCTACTTTAAACCATTCTTCTTTAAATATACCACCACTAAATGTTTCAAACGATGCTTCAAACTCTTGTCTAAACGACATTGAGGACATTGACTTACTAGCAGCAGCAATTTCTTTTTCTGATAAAAAGGGATTATCAATAGAAGTAAACTGAAATGTATCCCAATCTTCATCTTCTTTTGCATCTTGGTACAAATCAAAGAAATGATTTTTCCCTGCGGGCGTACCTATAAATAATGCCCTACCCTCCACATCGGCAAGAGTTGGCCTTATTATCTGTTCCCATACCACAGGCTTCATTGAAGCGTATTCGTCCAAAACTACATATGCTAGTCCAACGCCACGCAATGTTTCTGGTCTATCAGAACCTTTTAAGTAAATCTTTCTACCATTAATAAGCGTAAGAACCGCAGTATTCTCGTAGGCTTGCAATATTAAATCTTTACCAAGTTCTTTTAACATCGCCCACATAATATCTTTGGCTTGCTGGAATGTTGGTGCTATATAGAATACATCTTTAGAATCAGACTGTATGGCGTTGATTAATAATAACCAAGCAGAAAGGTAGGACTTTCCAAAGCGTCTACCCGCAGCCACAATTTTAAATCGTTTATTAGACTTAAATATTTCTAATTGAGCAGGGTGTAAATTAATGTCTAGTTCAGCCATCAAACTTCTCACTCATCGAGGATGAATCTATATTAACAATAACCTCATCGTCAGACATCTCTTCTGGTTCTATAAGTTCCGCATCTGGAGTTGAACCAATCTGTTGTTTAATGCTTTCTATTGAAGCTACATTAATAATAACCTGTGCGTCTGCTTTAGTTCTTGAAGAGTCAACCGCTTTATGAACAGGCAATATTCTATCAAGGCACATTTTTAAACAGTTCACATCGCCCTCTAATGCCTTCTCTAATACTTTAGCCACAATTTCTGGTGACTTAGTAGACATCAATTCTCTTGAAAGAGCAGCATACTTATTGACAGAGCCCTTAGTTCTTCCTGCGGGGTTTAAAGGTTTCATGCCCTTGTGGAAGTTAGGGTTTCCTCGTTTCTTCTTTGGTTCTGCCATTAGGCTCGTTATAGAGTTATCTTGTGGGTATTATAACACAGCTAGGAGTTATAAACCAAATTTCGTTTTTTGTGTGTTGGAGGTAATATATATCCCCATGCCTGTGGCATGAGCCTCCCCCCTACGGGTATCGGTGGCTTTGTACCAAAGCTAAGGTCAAGAGCTTTGCGTTAGCTACGCTAACTATGTATTAGCAAAGTCAAAAGCTACAAGAACAAAGCGGCATAGACTCACGTTACGGTCTATGCTTTGTCAAGCCTTTGGCTTGTATTTAATAAGCAATTAAGCTATGCTTAATTATAAAGCCGTTGACTTTCTGAGGGCTGGTAATAAGGCTGGCAGTAACAGAACCGTAAGATAGTTCAGTTACTCTAGGCTTATGCTAGCCCGAAGTGAGCCGACTTTTAGGCGAATCCTTTATGCTCTTGCGATACTTAGCGACAGAGGAGTATAGTATCGCCCATTTCTGAGCGGTAAGTATATGTATGAGGGGTACTAAATATTTCCCTCTATAAAAAGATTATCTACCACGAAGCAAAGCACCAGAATATATTTTATTTACTAGAGATATAATTAAATGGCTGGAAGATTGTGCTTAATTACTAAGCGTATATTGTAGCTGATGGAATAGTTAAATAGAAACTTATTTATCCTTACTAGTCCAGATTGGATAAAAACAGTAGGGTACTGGTTCTATAGAAACTCTATATACCATTGAAAAAAAGAGGATAATTTCTATATGGACTTAAGGAAAACCATATAAAAAAACCTAATAAAACGGAGTAACAAAAATGAAACATTTAATAACTAGAGAAACAATTCAGATAGATTTATATTCAAAAAGTGCATATAGTCTTTCATGTTTATTTCAAGCAAGTTGGGATATTCTTAAAACAGATATTTTTTATGCTGACTCATATGAAAATGATTTCGGAAAAAATGAGGAACATTTAAGAATTGCATTTGAGCCTGAACATTTACCAGAGGTTACAAGAATTTTGATAGCTTTAGAAAATCTTGGAATACTCAATCAATCATGCACTAAGAAAAAATCAGAAGATTAATTTTAACGGGGGCAAAAGCCCCCAACAAAAACGGAGAAATAATATTATGATATTATGCAATGAAAACGAAAGAAAAGTTTTAGAGGGTATATTAAATTATCTTTATGAAACTCACACAAATCTTTGGTCATCTGATGAAATGATAGACCAAGACAAAGAAGAAATAGAAAAATTTTATGAATTGAGAAAACATATTCAATGGCATATTGGAGATAATTTTTTTCAAGATAACAATTTTGATTTATGTAAATTTATTTATAAACTAAACGGAGATAATTAAAATGGCTAGTTATAAAACAGCAAAAGTATCAAACATAAACGGCAGACCTAATCAATTTGAAATCACAGGAACGCAAGGGCAAAAATATTTTCAAAGCTACGACTCAACAATTATATTTATTACAGGTGAAGGCTCAGTAAATCTTGATGAAAAATACTGGGATTATTCAAGAACGACTGGGAAATATAGAAACATTTTTTTAGGTGAAACAAAAAAAGAAACTGAACAAAAAATAAAAACTGGGGAATATCAATTATTAAATTTAAACACTCCGTAATAAAATATATATTTTTCCCCTCTGAAAATGAGGGGTTTTTTTTGTCCGATTTTCGCACCGCTCTTTCATTGTCGATTAGCTTTGCTTTTAATGAGCCGTCATAGGCGAAACCTTACTGCTCTTGATTTGCTTTACTAAAACTGAGCCGTCATAGGCGAAACCTTTACGATTTCCAAAAAAAAAATTTGCCCTTCGGGCTAAGTAAGGACTCGCTAATCGCTCGGCTATGAT